ACCTTTCTTTTTAAACTTAACTGAAAGGCCAGTATCTCCAAAAGATACTTTTTTTACATTTCCTTTCTTTGACTTAACGTAGACGTAGAATTTTTTACTTCCACCTCTTTTAGGTTTGTTAAGTGCAACCTTTTTTCCTCTGTATTCAGCTTCGGGTATGTAATCTACTGACGCTTTAAGCATTTCAAAACCATTATAGTCGAAACTTTCGTTTTGTATTGAAACTGCTTTTCTTAATTTGTCCATGTTTATGTTACCCCCTATCGACTCTACTAGTTCTTTGATCATATCAAAGTCTATCATCTCGTCTATAGAAGCTGCTTCGTCGATTAGGTCTTCATTTTCGATCATTTCATCGATTACGCTACCTATTTCGAACAGAGGATTATAATTAGAAGATACCATTGGTAAGTCTAATGGTACTTTAAGTCCATTGTAGTCACCATATTCTCCTATATCAGTTGTTTCTAAAAGCTCTCTATCTACTTCATCTAACTCAATAGCTTCGTCTCTAAGAGCTTCTCTTGCTTCAGCAAATAAACGTATAAAGCTATCACTAGAATAACGGTAGACATGCTCATGTAAAGAGAGTCCTTTGTGAATGTGGTACTGTAGTGATGGATATCCTATAATGTCTTTTAGTTTAATCATAATTATTTCATTTCTGGATGAAAGAGTAGTTTGATTACTTTAGCATCTTTTGAGACTAACTTACCGTCTATCTCTACTTCGATAGGGTATGGCTTAAATTCATCAGCCCAATATGCTATAGTATAGCTCTTATCCTTATTATTAGTTACTAACAATCCTCTATTGTACTTATCTTCTTCAGCTTGGAGTACCATTTGTTTGTCAATAGGTAGAATTACATCTCCTAGTAACTTTACATTACCCTCTTCGTATCCTTCTCCGTGACCGTCTTCTTTAAGTAAAATATCTGTTAGTTTCATAAGTTAAAGTCTTTTCTATAAAATTTTCCTAGAATATTATCATTAATAAAATTATTTCTAGAATCTAATACTTCATTTATAAATAGGTGCTTACATTCAAAATATGTTAGCTGCTTCTTATTAGGTACATACTGTAGAATTTTTTTAGAAAAAGCTGTTGGGCCGTCAGTTTTTAATAATTCTTTTATTTTAAGATGAGAACCAAAATAATCTCTCCAATCAGATTCAGTAATAATCTTTTGCTTAGCTGGGGTTCTTCCTCCGATTCCTTTAGCTTTTCTTTCTAACCTTAAAGCCTCTAGAGCTCTTTTACCAAGTCTTTTATTTCTTTCGAAAAATAAAACTTTTTTTCCAATATACTTTTGATTAGTAGCAAGATGCGTGACTAGATAGATAAATCCGTAAGTACCTTCAGGCATATCTGAGATTTCATTTACTATTTTATTTTCAAAAGTCCAAGTTGGGTCTGTCATAGTTTATTGTATTTTAGTTAATACTCTGTAAGCATGTCCGAAATCGTGAAATTTTTCTTCTACTACTACTCCTAAGTTAAGCCGTACTGATTTGTAAGGAGTGTGGTCATCTATAAATAATGATTTTTTATCTATAAGTTTATTTACTTCTATAAACTCTCTTAAAAACTGTTGCTGATTAAGGGTTAGTTTTTGAAATATCTCTATATTAAAGCCTGTTTGTTCTTGAATTTGTTTACCTGTAAGTATAGTTTTTAATCTCAGTCTTACTATACCGGTAAGGTACATAAACCTGTACATATAATTATTAAACCGAGGTGAATAGGTATAGTGTTTTAGTGGTGTAGTGTGATCACCTTTTAATCTGTGTTCATATTCATCTGAATTAAAGTTTCCGTGCAGGTCACTTGGTATTTTTTCTCCCGGTGTATACTCTTTTTCAAACGCATCTATCAATCTAGGGTTATGTGATATTAACCCGAAAAAGTGTTTAAGCAGAGCTTTTCTGTCGTTTGTATTAAGTGTTCTATAGTATTTTTTAAGTACGTAGAAAATAGAGTCTAAATGATCAACGAGCTTTGTAGGTATATTTATTCCTGGTTTTGTTTTTGAGAAGAGGGGAGTTCCGTCTGGTGTTAGCCATAGAAGTTGATAGTGTGGACAGATTGCCTCGGATTCTACGTTGAGACAAAATGGTTCCTTAGTAAGTGTATGTTTTGAATGATTACATAATCTATGCACTGTTGGGTCCCAAGAAATTTCTTTAGGTAAAACAACAAAGTCTTTTTGATAATCATAACACTCAGAGTACTCTTTTATAAAAAGCTCTGTTATATTTTTAATATGTTTGTATTCCATAACATTTAATAGTAACTAACATTTCTAAAGTTAACTTTTAGACATCCTGTTGAATCATCTGCAAAAGTTAAACTAGCCATTTTAAGGTAAGCATAAGGATTAGTATTATGAAGAAGCGTTCTATCACCAAACCCTATCCAGTTACTTCCGGATGGACTCATTGAGTTACCTCTTTGACAATTTAAAGCATATGGACCAAAGGTATCTTCTTTTGTGCCTCCTGAGTTAGTAAATACATTACTACTTTTAGTCCAAGTACCGCCGCTCCAAAGTTCGACTGTTAAATTTATCTGTCCGTATCTTTTATTTTCGTACCACCATGCAAATAATTCTATCTCAAAGTCTGTCGTACTGCCGAAATCACTAATTAGCTCATCTTGGTTTACAAGTATTTGAGCGGTTCCAGGTAAGTTACCATTGTCGGTTACATTACCATGAGCAATATAAATATTGCTATTAGCCAAAGCTCCGTCTTGCCATTGGTATCCAATATGATAACGTAGTTCATCAGCATGATCGATTGCACCTTCTCCTACGTAATTAATATCAGAAATCCAGTCGTAGGTTCCATCGTATGTTGCGTTACCTGTAGTATCGGGTGCGAGCCCAGTTAAAGTAACTAGTTTGTCTCCTCCGTTGTGATCTGTGTCATAGCTCCATTTAATGAGATATGAATCTTGTCCTAGGTCGGTCCAACATTCAGTACCGTCTGCCTGTATATAGCTCTGTTCGTACTTTGGATATCCTTGAAATTGATGAGATGAAGATATTTGATTAGAAGAGTCTGTTATTACTCCGGTAATAGAAAAGTCAAAGTATTCAGCTACTGATGCTGATATAAACTCGTTAAAGTTACTGGCTGACATTGAGTTACCAATAGAACTGTTTGATACTTGTACAGCTCCTTCTATAGAGTGCCAGTCTTCAGAACCTGTTTTATACATATCTATTCCTATTATTGCTCGAGAGTTTGTATCGTATCTAACATAGTAGTTTACATAGGGTATAGAACCGCTTACAGATAATACATCTGAAGGGGCAGTTGTATTTACCGCGGTTACTTCACCATCGTTATCTATATTAATTGCTATTACGGAAGATGTATTTAGCGCGGTACGTATAGTATACCATTTGCTTCCTCCAGAATAAAGTTCATTGGAATCTAATCCATCATTGTCTTCTGTATAAAATAAATCGCCGACTTCTATATCATCTACTGTAGGTGCAGGGTTGTTAGATAGTACGTAATTAACATCTCCGGTTCCGTCCCGCCATTCGGTATCGCTAATAAGGGATGCTTGAGGGTTAGCATACCCATGCCCTTCTAGTCTATTAAATTCAAATGGACGAGTTCCTATTGGCATACTTTAGTTATTTAAGTTTATCTTCTATTGCGGATAATCTTTGGTCTATTTCTAATATTGCTTTATGCATATGAGCTAAAATAGGTTTAGTATCTAAAGCTAAATAACCGTCTTGTTTTTTATGTACTGCGTATGAAAGTGATTCTTCAACTTCTTGAGCAATAAATCCAGCATCTTTTCTTCCTTCTAACTCATATTCGTAAGATACGAACTTTTTTAAAGTTTCCAAACCTTCTTTAATAGGTACTATATTATCTTTTAACTCTCTATCAGATGTTGTGACAAAGTTATTAGCTGTTACGTTACCGCTGAATGTTGCAGTAGCTGCAGCAAAATTACTGTTTATAAAATCAAATGTAAACCTAGTGTGAGTACCTCCACTTCCGTCATAGTCTCTTAAGTACCAGTTCTGTGTAGCGTCTCCTTGAAAGTCAAAGTAGAAATCATTATCGTTAGAATGGAATCTTGCTCCTTTATTAGCACTACTAGGATCAATTGCGTTACCTAAATATAAATTAGCTGTTCCTCCATCTCCTACTTGAAATCCATTAAATTGAGGATATGAACCGTTAACGTGCATTTTAAGATTAGTAGATCCTGATATTGTATTTGCGTCTGTAAATATTGCTATTTGTTGACTTGCTGGAGTACCAGATGTATCTACTATACCTGTTGCAGTCGTATATCCTGCTCCGTTGGTAAGCTGGTTATTATTAGTTACATTAGTTGCACCATCTGCAACGTTAATTAATGTTCTTACTTGAGTTGCTGTTAGATCTTCTACGTTACCGGTACCTGCTGTTACCCTACCTAATATATTTGCAGTAGGTATATTTTGCATCTTAGCATATGT